CCACTCGCTGTTGTACCACTACCTTCAGCATGACTAAAGTTACCACTAGCTATTGTAGCATTACCTTCAGCGTGGGTAAAATCACCATTTGCTACTGTTAATTGCCCTTCAGCGTGACTTGACACACCACTCGCTGTTGTGTTACTACCTTCAGCGTGGCTATTATCACCAATCGCTGTTGTACTATCACCTTCAGCATGACTTGCAGGACCATTTGCTACTGTTGAAAAACCTTCAGCATGGCTAGATTCTCCACTCGCTATCGTTTGACTACCTTCAGCGTGACTAGCATCTCCAATCGCTATCGTGTTACCACCTTCAGCGTGACTAACAAAACCAATAGCTGTCGTTCTATTACCTTCAGCATGACTTCTATCACCAACCGCTGTTGTACTACTACCTTCGGCATGACTTCTGATACCACTCGCTGTTGTTCTACCACCTTCAGCGTGACTAAATTCACCAATCGCTGTCGAAAAATCACCTTCAGCGTGGCTTCCATCACCAATAGCTACCGATAAATTACCTTCAGCATGACTTGAGTTACCACTCGCTGTTGTACCACTACCTTCAGCATGACTAAAGTTACCACTAGCTATTGTAGCATTACCTTCAGCGTGGGTAAAATCACCATTTGCTATAGTAGATTGACCTTCAGCGTGACTAAAATTACCAGAAGCTATTGTATGGTTACCTTGGGCATGACTTGATATACCACTAGCTGTTGTACCACTACCTTCTGTGTGGCTATTAGTACCACTAGCTGTTGTACTAGTACCTTCAGCATGACTTCTTATACCACCTGCTATTGTATTAAGACCTTCAGCATGACTACTTGTCCCAGAGGCTACTGTAAAATTACCTTCAGCATGACTGTAATCGCCACTAGCTACCGTGACTTGACCTTCAGCATGACTTGCTTGAGCATTTGCTGTTGTGTTAGCACCTTCAGCATGGCTGAAAGGACCACTAGCTGTTGATTCTTGACCTTCAGCATGACTTGACGCACCTGAAGCTACTGTAAAATTACCTTCAGCATGACTAAAATCACCACCCGCTGTTGTAGTATTACCTTCAGCATGAGATGTATTACCACTCGCTATTGTTGAAAAACCTTCAGTATGACTGTAATTACCACTAGCTATAGTACCATCACCTTCAGCGTGACTATTGTCACCACTTGCTGTTGTGCTACTACCTTCAGCATGACTAAAAGGACCAAAAGCTAATGTAAAACCACCTTCAGAGTGACTGTAATCACCACTTGCTGTTGTTGTAAAACCTTCAGCGTGGGCTATTAAACCACTCGCTGTTGATTGTTGTCCCTCAGAGTGACTTCTTAACCCAGAAGCTACTGTTCTATTACCTTCTGCATGGCTTGACGTACCACTAGCTATACTCAAATTACCTTCAGCGTGTGAAAAATTACCACTTGCTGTTGTAGATTGACCTTCAGAGTGGCTTGATTGCCCACTAGATGTTGTTGCTGTACCTTCAGCGTGGCTTGCTTGATTAGTTGCTAGTGTTAAAAGCCCTTCCGCATGACTTGTGGTGCCAGTCGCTATAGTTAGTTGACCTTCTGCATGACTATTAATACCGCTAGCTGTTGTAGTATTACCTTCCGCAAAACTATTATCACCACTAGCCGTTGAACCACTTCCATGGACGAAACTATTTGTCCCTGAAGCAATTGACCCCCAACCACCAGCATGTGATTGAAAACTACTAGCTGTTGTACCCGAACCTTCAGCATGACTATTTATCCCAGACGCTACTGTAAAAACACCTTCGGTATGACTTGCTATACCACTCGCTGTCGTGTCGCCACCTTCAGCGTGGGAGTTAAAATTAGAGGCTATTGAACCACCACCTTCTGCGTGGCTATTAATACCACTAGCTGTTGTACTATTACCTTCAGCATGGCTTCTTATACCACCAGCTCTTGTGTTAAGACCTTCAGCATGACTACTTGTCCCAGAGGCTACTGTAAAATTACCTTCAGCATGACTAAAATTACCACTCGCTGTTGTACCACTACCTTCAGCATGACTTCCATCACCTTGGGCTATAGTTAGCTGACCTTCAGCGTGACTTGTAACACCAATAGCTGTTGTGTTACCACCTTCAGCGTGACTTGCTAAACCACTAGCTGTTGTTTCTTGACCTTCAGCATGACTTGATTGACCAGAAGCTAGTGTACTATTACCTTCAGCATGACTAATAGGACCAGAAGCTAACGTAGCGCGACCTTCAGCTAACGCATAATTACCTGTAGCATCTACCGATGTATCATTTATTGTTTTCAAAGAGAAATTACCAGTTGAACCAGATGTCCAATATGAGGTTCCACCAGTACTAAATCCAGCAACGTCAAAGGTACCACCTGTATTGTTAGTAAACACGGCTGTTCCAGCCGAATATGTACCACCTGTAACCATTATATCCAGAGGCAAACCTAAGTATGTTGTCGCGCTAAATGTGTTTGCAGTTAGACCATTTGTGAAAATAGTTGGGCCATTAATAGTACCACCACTAAATGTTGTACTACCAGTTGAGGTACCACCACTTGAGCCAACTACCACATATCCATTTATATCTAACCCCAAATTAATTATACTAGAACCACTAGCCAATTCCTTTATATTTAATAAATTAACATAAGTTGTATTTGGGGTGTTTCCTATTATGTTATCACCCAAAACAATAGTTCCATTACCAACAGCTGTACTACCACTACCGTGTACAAAACTAGTGTTACCACTTGCAATAGAACTAATACCACCAGCATGACTATAATCACCACCAGCTATTGTGTTGGCACCTTCAGTATGACTTGCCCTACCTAAAGCATCTGTATTACTACCTTCAGAGTGACTGTAATCACCACTAGCTATTGTTCTATCACCTTCAGCATGACTATTGTCACCACTCGCTATTGTATGGTTACCTTCAGCATGACTAGCAATTCCAATTGCTCTTGTGTTCGTACCTTCAGCATGACTTGATGAACCTGAAGCTATTGTTGAAAAACCTTGAGCATGGCTACCAACACCGCTTGCTCTTGTTGCAAAACCTTCAGCATGGCTTGCATCACCAATCGCTACCGATAAATTACCTTCAGCATGACTTGAGTTACCACTAGCTGTTGTTCTATCACCCTCAGCGTGGCTGTTGATACCACCCGCTGTTGTGCTATTACCTTCAGCATGACTTGACATACCAATCGCTGTTGTGTTACTACCTTCGGCTAATGAATAATCACCCGTGGCATCTATCGATGTATCATTTATTGTTTTTAGTGAATTAACACCAGTAGAACCTGATACCCAATAAGTATCTGGGAGTGTAGTTCCAGTGTTTGGTGGTATTAAATCTATAATAAAACCAATAGGGATAGCAAAAGAACTACCGCTTGGGTTTTGAGTTGTATCTCCAGTTACAACAATATGAATTAAGTCGTAACGACTTGCACCTGAATAAATTTCTCTGCTAGTTAAAATCATTTTCTTTTTATTTATAAATATAGCTAAGGAATTAAAATTCCGTTATCACCACGCATTATTAACACATCAATTTTTTTATTTAGTATTTCAGCTAGTTTTTCTTTTATTTCTTTTATTTTTTCAATTCTTGAATCTGGTTTAAAATTGTTGAATACGTAATCAATTTTTAAATCATAATCTGATAAATCATCCCAAAAGCCCCAATAAAAACTACCAAAAACACATAGATTTAAGCTATCACCAAATTCTTCCTGAAAAGTTTTTTTGATGACAAAAAAATCGTTTTGTATTGAAATCGGTAAATCAAAAAAATCTTTTAAAACACCTCTATTCTCTCGTTCTCTGTTTTTTCTAATTATCTTTTCCATTATTCATTAACGATTCCATTTGTTAATCTTATTCCAGCACAATTACTAAACCTATAAGCTGGGAAATTCCCTAAACCACTTTCAGTAAATATAGTATCGACATTACCAATTTCACCAATATACAAATTAAAGATATCTACTTCTGGTCTAACTATATAGAAACCTTTATACTCGTTGTCATCAAAAGGGTTTTCAGTATTATATAATGAAATTTGGGCCCTGTAATTTATCAAACCTAACTCAACAAATGCGTTGTTTAAAAACTCAACAAAGTTGGTATATGATGGGCCAGTTGGAGTTGAGAAGGTGTTTAAAATATCACTAGTTAACGTATAACTTGGTGGGGTACCAATCATTTGTTCAGTACCGTTAATAACCATAGACTCTAATGTATAGATATAGCTTGGTACACCAAACACATTGAAACCATTTTCTAACCAACTAATAGTATCAGGTAATGAATACCAACAAGCTTTAAGTGTTGGAATTTCAAACGACACTATGTAAGAACAACAACTATCGTCTGTAACCTCTAAAGAATAAACACCTAAACTACTAAATGTAGTTGTTGGGTTGGTATCTCCGTTGCTCCAAAGATAATTTATCGGGCCATTAGCTCCGATAACAATTGCTGACGCACTAAAACCAGTTAATGATATTGATGCAGTTAAGAAACACTCAGTTATTACTGATGTTTGTGTTTCACATAAATAAGTGTTTGAATCTACAACATTAACAGTCCCAATAAATTCAGAACCAAAGTTCATTTGTACAACATGTAATTCGTTACATATTGTTGGTGATTCGTAAACAATTTTTACATTGTTTTCAAAAGGTGTTTGTAGTTTTGTTATTGAAACATCAACAAATTGTGTTTGACCAATGGTCCAATTAATTGGGCTTGGTACTAAAACACCCAAGAAAGGGTTTTCACACAATAAAGTTGAGTGAGTTTTATATTTGAATTTTTGTTGGTCGAATATATTGTTTGAATATATTTTAACACTACCCCAAATTGTTGTAGATGGAATAACTTGTTCAATAATATCAACCCAATAATCACCAACTAAATTAGCAAATTTATCCATTGAAAAATAGTCAAATCCTGAGCTTTGTGTACCGCAATAAGCTGAACTGTTCATATATCTTTCATACAGTGCTCTAAGCGTTGGGTAAGAAGATATTGTTTGTCTATTTTTAGCATCGATTAATTCTGAAGAAATATAATATTCGAAATCTTCAATTACTGTTATACCAGATAATGGTTGAGATAATAGATTATCAAATTTTATTTGATTATCACCACAACAACTAACTGAAACTGTTGGTGGGCAAGCAGAATATATTATTTGGTCGCAAGTATATGGTAAAACACATGTGTTCAAGAAATACCCTGTTGGACATGAATAACCAGAAGTTTCACCCAAATCAAATTCAATAGGTATATTTCCGTTTGTTTCATATCTGAAATCTCTTGTTGTAAATATCGTAACACCTGATAATTGAGTCGTTCCAGTCATAGCAGCTAAAGTATTAATATCTGCTTGATAAATCTCGGCAGCGAACGATGCGTTTGAGTTATCATTATAACCTTCCATTTCAATTACGTTTGTTCCACCGCTAAGTGTTACTTCAAATATTCTCCAGTGAGTAAAGTTTGTTGATATTAAACCATCATTAGCAAAATAAAATAACTCCCCATTAATCTTAAGCTTAACCCTGTTATCAGCTGCAAGACCAATTGAATAAACACCTGATGTTGGTAATTCAATACATTTAGAAAAACCAATCCACTCATTTGTTGGTAAATTAGGGTTTGCAGCCCCAGCTGTCGCCCAAATACCAGCGTTATTTAACCTACCATTACCCCAAAGGGTACCTGTATTAACTAAAATATTTTCAGAAACAATAACATTAGTTGAGTCCGAGATACCACTAGAGTATTGTGTGTATGGTAGATTTCCAGTTAAACCGCTTTTATAAAATAAAGTACCTAAAATACCATATGAAGAAGAAATAGACCCTGTGTATGCTGTATCAAAAGAACCGTAAGTTGTTGCGCTTATTGTGTTAATATATTGACAAATATTTGAGTTTTGAAAAACAACTAAATTACCACCACCAAAATTTGTATCCCCATCTTGGAATTCATAAGGTATGTCATCTTGGAACTCAACACATTCAAAATCTTGGAATTGTTTATATGAACATTGATAACATGGGTCACAATAAGTATAACCAGTTAATAAACAAGGGTTATCTACTAAATAACACCAAACATCTGTAACTATAGCTGAAGCTAAACTAATATCTAAATCAATTTCTTTTGTGTTTATTACTAACCTATCGTCTTCAACGTTATAATTTGTTTGTCTAATAGGGTTAAAAGAATTAGCATTCAAAATTTCAAAATTTCTATTAACCAAAGTATCATTTCTAACCCAAGATTTTTTATTATCTCTTATTTTATCTAACTCAAACCCAGGTGATGATGTTACAAATAGTTTTCGTTCTTTTACCGTAGTGCAAATTTTATTTAGTTTTATGTTATCTAATAAAATACAAATATCACCACAAGTATTGTTTATTTTTAACCCTATTTTTATCTTATTATCATTTAATAACGATAATATTGATTCATCCTCTATCGTTGTTTGATATTGTAACCATGTAGAGGTGAAAGCACTATTTGATATAGTTGTTGGGAAAATTGCGGAACCATTTGTCACACCACTTAAATTAGATTCTTCATATAAACTATTATAAAGACTATTTACAACATTATTACAAATATTTGTATTGCTTTGCTCTTGACCTTCAGCATTTAAAAACATGGGAACACAATTTGAATCACCACATACATAAAAACCACTAGGCTCATTTTGGAATAAATAATTATATAATAAACCAAAACCTATCACTGGAAAAAAGTCTACATCCTCATATACTGTTTCATAAGTTGCCCCACTTAAAACTTCTACAATCATTGAAACATTCAATGATTCAAACATGTCGATAGGTCTTATACATGAATTTGATAATTCAGTACTTAAATTATCTTGTAACACACCCAGATTAAAAATCAAAACATCTAATTGTGTTTGACAATTTATTTGTGAAATTAACAAAATATCCAATTGAGAAATTAAATTAGTTTTACCACCTAAAGGTGTTTCACAAATTATTAATAATGGTTGACCACCGTTATTTATAACCGATGTGTTTAACAATACTAATTCTTGTACTTGAGAACAACTATATGAATCTAAGTCACCGTTCAAAAAATTTTGATAATTTATAGGTCCTAATATATTCGCCCAAGCTAATAAACCATCTGGTTCTTGAATACAATATATTGTTGATAAACCAGCGTTTGTTATAAGACCAGAAGAACGACCTGTAGTGTTGGAACCTAATTTACCACTTCCTAAGTCTGTTGTAAGTCCAAAACCAGTTTCACCAAAAGAAATTACTTTACCACTAGTTGGTGGTGTACTAGTTTCATCCTCTAAATCACAAGCTATTGAATAACTTGAATTTAGTATCTGTTCGTTCAATAAAACTATTTGATTAGATATACCTTGACACTCGACATTTTTTTGTTCTATAGTTATTTGTAAATCAGATATTTGACTAACTAATTCTGGTGCTATATTAGAATAATCTAAATTAGCACCATCTATTAATATTTGGTTTAGTGTTTCACATTTTATTTTAAAAAGAAAATCAAATTCAACATTTAAAACACAATCTTTATCACTATTAAAATTAAATATTGTTCCGTCATTACCCTCTGGGTTTAAAATAATTTTAAACACATCATCGAGCCCACAATTCGTTGTTGATGTTGACCAACGGCATTTCTGATTGAATACATCAAAAGTATAGCTACTATTTAACCCTAAACAGCAAGGTTTTGTTAAAATAACGGGGATTAAATTACCTTGATTATTTGGTATGAAAACAGACACACTACCATCTTGATTTTGGTTTATCACCCCACCAAGTGTAGAAATATCTGAGCTACTATAACATTGATTTACTGTTGCCATTTTTATTAAATATCTTTTTTATTCTTTTTTTAATCAAAACATGATAATATACCAAGACTTCTATTCGTATAGATTGTTGATAACGCATTTCCATTACCATTTATCAACGCAAGAATACCTAACTGTGTTAACTGACAACCTACACCTATTTGACCTGTAAACGGGTCAAGAACGTTAGGAACTGAAACTGTGTAATCACTAACACAGTTACAACCATCTGGTGTTACAACAGCCATTGAACCATTTTCTTTGGTAAATTGTAAATATTGTTCTTGTGGTCCACTAAATGTATCTGATAATTCTGGTAAGTAAATCGGGTTTAGTGAATTTACCCAATTACAAGCAATTACACACCCACATCGATTAGCTGTTGTATCACAACAAATATAACCTGAATTTATTAGAACACCATCTTCTATATCATCATAAAGAAAAGGTATTCCGTTAACCAATTTACAACATTCTGGATTTCCATATATTGTTTTATTTATCATAGGTGATGAATTTGAGGCTGTAAAAATAGAACCATCTTGGTTATATTGAAAATAACTAAAAGTGTACATTCCACTATCAAAAGTGTTTGGTGTGGGGGGTATCGCTAAATCATCACATTGTTGTGGTTCTGGTATATTTTGACCAGAATTTGTTTGAACACAAAGACTTAAAATATTATCACTGGTTGGTGTTTCACAACCACAATCATTTAAAACTAGAGATGGGTTAGGGTCCAATTCAATTGATGGTATAAACACCACACAATCACTAAAATTTTCACCACTATCACTTAAAATTTCAACAGTATCAACTATTGTTTCAGTCGATACCCCTTCATTAAAACTACCTAAATCATAATTCGTATATAAATTAGTCGTGTTGATGGTTGTAGTTATTGAACTAACTGTAACCGCTGAGAAATTCGGGATAAGTTTATTAAACTGATTAATATATTTAAATCCTTTATCGTAAGGACCAACATGTGGGTTGTTTCCAACTAAAATATCTACAGTAGAACCAGAACCACCAGTTTCACGATACCATAAACCGTTGTTTTGGAAATACATATCTGGTGTATTCGGTAAAGGTCTTGGATAACCTTCTTCATCAATTGGGTAAATTGAAATATCATCTTCTAAACCATTTAACACCAATATTTGTTTAAATAACTCAATATCAATAGGTGCTTCAGCTTTATAAATATATTCATTAAAATTAACAAGACCTTGAGGGGCACCTATAAATTTAAGTAAAAACTCAATAGATTTTCTAGCACCTTTTGATTTCCATAACCAAGGACTGTTAAGTATTATTCGTCTCCATAGTTCAACATCTGCTTCAACAGGTGTTAACCCTACTGTGTAGCCAGAATATGTGGATGGAGCTGAAGTAACGTAATTAGCTAATAAATCGTTCTCTAAAACTGATGAAACTAACTCCCAACCCATCACCCTAGCAATATTTTTTAAATAGATATCTGGGGTGTTATCTTGTTTATTGTAAGTTACTGTGTTGGCAAATTTAATACCTGTTATATATCGATTAATCTCATCAAATTCAACACCATAAATTTGTAGTGTTTTATTAACTTTACCACCAGAGGTATCTTGATGTAAATCAGATAAATGTATTGGAATTGTATCAAATGACGATATTGATTCAGAAACCAAGAATCTATTCATTAATTTACTTGAATTATTGTCGTTTGAATCAGCAAGTTCAGATAATGAAAAAGCATAATCAATGTATTCTGTAGTGTCGAAGTCTATATTATAACCATCAGATACTGGCCAAGTTAAATTAGTTGAAATATATAAAATAATACCACTATCTGATTTAATCGGATAATTAAACGTAGCTGTATATCTAGGTATTATTTGCCTATTCAATAAGTAAGCTTGAAAATCTGGTAATGTATTAAAAAACTGTTCTTCTTTAAGTTTGTTTGGTTTAATATGGTAATTAACATATAAATCTACTTGAGTACCAGAAAATGGGTCTCCATCTACTTGTAAATAAATAAAATCATTTATATTATTTGTAGATGCAGTAAAACCAACAATAGGGAATTCAGTTCCGTTATGTAAAATAACATAAGATTCGTAATTTTGTGTTAAATTCCTTAGAGGATTTGATTCATTAAAAGTATTTAATAAACTTCCAGTCGTTGTATAGTTTATCCCGAATTTATTTAATATAAAATTGGTATTTAGATTAAATTTAGAAGTATTGGTTAAAATATCATGTGTATAATCTCGTACTGTATATCCATTGAATGTTTGACCAGCAGCTGTTTGAGCATTTGGTGTTATATATAAAGATGCTGGCCAATTTATTATTATTTCCTCCAAAGCAACTCTTATATATTCGCTCAAAGAACCAAATAAAGCATAATAATCAAGTTTTCGCTTATCTAAATTTAAATAAACCCCAGCATTATCTGATAACAACGTAGCTGTTTCATTTAAACTTACGTTTAAATCAGATAAGGTAATAAAATTTGAAAACTTAGATACATTGTAGTATTTATCCAACTTAGGGTCCAAGTTGGTTGTAATAGAAAAACTACCCATAGTAAATAATGGTGTGCCACCATTACTCGCTAATTGTAACCCCACTAAATCTGGTGAGAAATTTGAATATTCTATACCATTATTAAAAGAAAGTTTTTGTGCGTACCCTACTACCTTTACCTTATTGTTGCTACTCATTGTATGTTATACTGTTGTTACTGCTGTAAATGTTTTATTAAAATCAATTGCTGTTCTTTGTTGTCTTACTTCAAATAAAGGTTTTCCGCTGAATCTATCTTTTATTTCGTATAAATCGTATTGTTTATAAATATCGTTGTTGAAATTATAAATTGTATAAATCCCATCTTCAAGACTTTTTGTTTGGTTTCCGAACATAGCAAAAGCTAAAGTTTCTATATCGTGTTGAACCATCTCCACCTCTAACATGAAAGGATTGAAGAATGTGTTTGTTATTATCACTTCTTGATTTGGTTGGCCAATAAACGGTAAAGCGTTAGGTTTTACGTTTGACGCTGAAGACGGAGAAACAGTACAAAAAGATAGCGATGAGTTATCATTGAACCTGTAACGAATAGCTTTTTGATTACTATTTGTTAAATTCTGATTCACTGGTTCGGCCCTATTATTTGATGTTATAACCCTGAAAAAATTGTTTATCTTGGCATCTGGTGCTGATGATGTTGTATTTAAATATTCAACTCTATAACCAACTAAACCATTATTTTCAAATCTTGATAAAAGGTTTTGAGGAATTAAAGTTAAATCAAATAAAAGCCCGTTTGTATCTGGAAATGCCGATAAAACACCAACATCAACAATCTTGGTTCTAATCTCTATTGGTTTTATTATTATCGTATAAAACCCTTTTGTCCCAAAATTGGCCACTGGTAATTTTAAAGTATACATCCCACCAAATAATTCTGGTCCAGTTATATTAGACTGTGTTTTATTGGGGTTATCCATTTTGAATAATACTTCATTTGAATTTAATTTAATCAACGAAGTATTTCCTATTTTATCTCTAGAAGGTGTGAAATGATAAAAAATTTCCACATCTTCTGGTGTTATATCCGCTGGTCTAATTATTCCGTATGTTCCTGTTGCCATGTTTTTTATTTATTAATGTAACCTTGATTTAACCAAAGTCTATTGTTTTATTAAATTATAATACCCGTTACCATATCTACTTAATTCACCTAAGTTCTTTATTTCTGATAACCTTAAATGAGGTTCCAATACTGAAATAACCCCTCTTTCTATAAATACATCGTTTTTAATTTCTGGTGGGGAAATAATACCAAAGAAGTATTCTTCTTTGGTTAAAGCTGATAAAGAAGTGTTTGTTTCATTTTGACCTTCACCTATATACCTAAGAGTAGTTAGGGGTATACCATTATTTACTCCATCTATACCAATAACCATAGTGTTACCCGAATAATCTTTGTATTGTAACCCATGTATTTGAGTGTCTAACCCCATGTTTATATCGTTTGATGTGTCGAAAACATACAACATAGGTTCAGTTGTTGATATAACTCGACTTACACTAGAGACATTAATATTATTATAGTTAATATAGTCTTCGGTTTGCATGTCAAAACCTATTTTATACCTTTCATTTTCATCATATGATTTAACATCTTCAATTTTACTATCCGTTAACCCAGTAATTACTAAATTTAATGAATTATAATAATCTATTTCATTATTTGAAGGGAATCTAAGTGTTATATCTTCAAACATATTAGCCGAAGATGTTAAATATGGTGTTTGTGTATACATAAACGGAAAAGTTAGACCACTAGAGGTTAATTTATCGGTTAAAATTGTATAATCTATTAAAGTTGAGTTAGAAATATCGGCATCAATGTATTCAATGTCGGTAAAAATACCTCCATCATCCATAGTTTGTGTTAAAAAAACATTAATGTAAAATGTATCCGCTGTTAAAGCACCCCATGTCTTACTATTGGTTCTATCAATACTATTTTCTAGTAAAATTTTACGTTTAATTACTTCCATTATAATGCTAATATTTGATAAAGGTTGACTGTAACTGAATTCAGTATCGAATTATAGTCATAGGTTATGTTATTTGACCCCGTAGTACCCAAATTACCTTGGTATGTGTCATCTATTTGATAAAAATACCCATTATCAGTCCTAACCATTACATACCTAGTATACAATTCATGGATTAGGGTATCTATAGGTTGTGCGTTTAATTTAACCATTAAGTTTGTACTCACACCATTTTTGGCGTTTTTAAAACTAGCTCTCATGTATAGATATTTAGAATCACCTACATTTATTTCATCTTTATAATCATAAAGAAAAAAACCTTGTGCAAATGAATTCGGGTTATAAATTGAACTACCTAAAACAAACGATAAAGGTATTTGAGACGCTGGGAGTGTTTGGCCTATAAAACCAATTGAACTATTTATTTGATGTAAATCAGCTGGTTTTAATTCCGAAAATAATGTAACATTAGAAACCAAATTTTGATTAAGTGGGTTGTCTGAATCATAGAAATTTAATTTTAAAAACGTTTGTTTAAATGTTTCTTTTTGAAACTTTATATCATCATTATCAAACCCTATATCAGCATAAGTTGTTCCACCAGTTAAAATAACGTTGTAAACTATTTTGTCAATTATATTATCAGTTAACCCAGAAGGTGAAAATCTTATTTTTTCGTAATCAATTATTGGGTTTATAGCTTTTTCAGTTTCAACGTCAACAAAAATTCTTTTAACAATATCATTCTGGTCCACTAGTTGGTATTCAAGATTTATAGGTATAGTAAAATACGTAGTAGTTGAACCGCTAGGAAATGTGTTTAAATTTATTTGATATCTGTTAAGAACCATCGTTTAATGTTTTTAATTTATTATAAGTATTTAACAAACATCTTCTGCTGAATTAAAATCAAATTTGTTTGTTGTTCTTTCCCCTATTGGGTCTGCTGGAAATTTCGAATAGTACAAATCCCAATTATTAAACGGGTCTTGTCTTCTAACTGTAAAACAATAATTATCATACATATAATGACAACCATTTAAAAAAGGATAATCCAAAGGAAATTCATCCGTTTGATTAAACCCAATATCTAACATATCTCGCCACAGGAATCTACCATCGTTTAAATCAATAGCATAATTTGGTATGCCAACGGTAAATTGGTCACCTTGTTCAACATAACTAGAAAGTTCCCTTATCTTTATTAAATGATGTGGTTTATATATATAACCTTCTTGTCTTGGTCCCAAATTGATTGTTTGAAGTGTTGGGGCAACTCCGTTGGTTCCGTTCGTTACGTTGTATGTAATAACTTGAGAAGGTGTTTCCCTGTTAACGGTGTTAAATCTATGAGAGACATCTGCTAAAATAGTTTCTTTTACTTCATTTGAATTGTATTCAACCAAATCCCCGTAAAATTCATTACTATTTGTAATCCCACCAGAAATCGTAACATCATTTTCTAACGGGTTGTGTGATTGAAATGGTGAAGCACCACCATTATGGATTCTATTTATAACTGGTATATCTACTAAGTAAATATTAAAATCACTAGTGTTTAATATTGGGATAAAAGGAGTTTCTATTCCAGAAGAAACATTACTGAAAAGATTATTACTATCAGTCTTTATAATGGTTAAATATAATTCACTTAAAGGTCGGCCTAAGTTATCAACTAACTCACTAATATCTATATCCTCATTAAACGAAAACTGTGAAATAACATCTGAAAAATAATTTTCACTAAAAGCAAGTTTGTAAGATTCATAATCACCTTCTTTTATGAATTGAGAGTTTCTGGTTTTTATTTTTCTAAATTTCCTAAAATAATAAATTGATTCAATACCACCAAATGTTCTTTTCATCCTTGAATTAAAAGAAACGGAACCCATTGGAGGGACATCTATCACAAAATAATACGCTTTTAAATCACCATTATCCAAACCAGTTCTAATAACTACGTGTTCACCATCGTAACCATTCGTTCCACTTATATTAACAATATCACCAATATTTAAGTTGTGAAAACAACCCATTCCGATTGCTGTCATAGGTCTATTTGAAACATCAGCTTGAGATGAATCAATTATCATAAGACCATTATTAACCATAGTATGTCCACTATCAACACTTACTGGGTAAGTTATTGTAAGTTCCCAATTTTTAATTGGTAAATTGTCTAACGCATGAAAAGGAGATATATCTGAAATAAATGAAAAACGCTCTCTTTTTGGTTCCATATCATAAAAATTGCAAAAATCAGCTTTATTAACGTCTGGTTCAAAGTAACCGAACCAACCATCTTTTTCCTTTAAATATTTTGAAACAACATTTGGGTAGATAGAGTTTAAAAATCTAAATTCATTTTCAGCATTGCTATAATTAAATCCAGCCCAAGTAAATTCATCAGCCATTTGACCGTCAGCAAGATTAAACAAAGCGTTTGTTGATGTTGAGTTTATAGTACCTAGTATTCTATAAAAACTACCCTTTTGTCTTTCTTCATTAAATCTTTCATCAGCATTTACCACTTTATTTATTGAGCTCGGTGGAAGCAATCTTTGTTTAGCATCTAAATTTAATTTTAAAAAAGTATCTACATTAACTAATTTCTTAGACGTTTCAGCGTTTAATCTTTGTATAAATCTCTCCATTTTAACCTGTTATTACTATTTGACAGCCAACGCTATCTGTTATTGTTGTTGTTATTATTGGTGATGGAGAATTTGTTATAGTAGCAACCGAAGTTTGTGTTGGTTGATTATATGTAAACGGTATTGTAAGCGGATTATTAGTTACAACTCCAATTCCACCAGTTACCGTGATAGTGTGATTATATACACCGCTGAAAACTTCGGTTAAAATACTACCATTTAACGCTTGTGTTGGTAACGCTACTTGAGGTTTAGTAATTGTTATTGTATTACTATAACAATCGTATGTTGGAGTGTTACTAAATCTAATTTTAATATCTGTAGACAACATTACATTAGGTATCGATAAAACCATATCATTTGATGACCCAGGAAAAAATAAAGTAACGTTTTCCCAAGCATCATTATCTAATTTATATGAAATATAAGCATTATCACCATAAGATAAACCAGCCGTAATATTAAACGAGATTCTATGTGTATTGGTAAGACATTGCCTATTTAAAACTTCTAAAGGTGCTGGAACTATAGTCAGTTGTGGGTTTGATGAATTAACTGTTGTTGTTATTGATACTGAAGAACCAGCATTGTCAACAACTGTTGTAACGTAATTACCACCGCCTAAACTGAACATATTTAACAAACCACTAAAATAACCATTAGGTCCAGTTGTTGTTATTGTATATGGTGTTACACCACCATAAACACTTAAAGATATCTGACCATTCCCTTGGTTATAACAATCGGTATCTATTTTTGAAGATAGTACAACTAAAGACTCTTGACCTACAATCGATAACCCTGTTGTTGAACAAGAATTCATTTCTACATCTGTTATTGTTAGAGTATAACCAATTAAATCAACACCTAAACCATCTATTATCAACGGAGCTGAATTAATAATACCAGAACTAATTTGCCCACCTAAAGAATTTAAAAGAGAATAAGAATAAGGTTGTAAACCACCACCAATATTAGCTGTTATTTGACCATCAAATGAAACCAATGATGTAGAGTTGTTTGATACAAAAACATTACAAAATAATGGTGGTGGACCAGCAACCACAACAGTTTGAGTCGTTGTGAACCCGAAAAAATCAACAATAGTAATGATATACGTACCAACAGCTAACCCTGTTAGTTCAACTATAGGTGGTGTTGTATCTACAGTTCCATCAAAAGAATAACCATTAGATGAAAAAACTGTATATGTGTAAGGCCCATGGCCACCAATTATTTCGAATATAATACCACCACTTGAATCATTGTTTGAATCTGGAGTTACTATTAAATCTAAAAATAGTGTTTGTTTTTTAACCAATTTACAAGTACCAAAATAACGTTGTAAAAGTTTTTCAACTGAACTTTTTCCTGGTACAGAACCAAAATACATAAAAAATGAATGTTCTGGTTGGTCATAAAAAGTGTAGTTTCCACCATACTCAGGATAACCTCTAAAATCTATGTAATCTTGTGGGTTATTTTGTAACGATGTAAAGTCATAAAATGGTAGATTGAATGTGTTAAAATCACTATTTAATGTTGTTAGTGGAATGTATTCGTTATCAGGTGTTGAGTCACTATTAAGATATAGAAAAGAATTTCTAAAAAACTTTCCATCAACACTTATTTCATCAGAACTAATAACACCATCTGCTTGGGAGATAATCGTACCGTCAGGTGCTTCAGTCGCTGCGTCTGAATCGACTAAAATTTCACAAATATGTCTGAAATTTAACGCTTGTGTGTTATCAACATGAAGACCTAAACAATTAACTGAAAATAATAAACCAGGAGCGTCACCAACATCTACAATACCAGTTTCTAATATTTGAGTACCATCAGAACTCATTTGTTGTATATCTGGCGGTAAATTATAACTTGTAGGTGTTAAAAATTTGTATAAATTAGGGAAGCCTTGCCAATCACATTCAAAAACTGAACCAAGACAAATAATATCAGTTGCAAATAATTTTTGTGTTACCTTGTGATTTGTTGAAGCATAATAAAACTCATCATCTAATTTCTTTATTAAACCCTCTCTAATTATACCTGTGACAGTAGCTTCATTTTGATTGTTATTACTACCTACTGGGTACATAGTGTCTAACAAGTATTGATTGTTACAATCATTATCTGGGATGTTATTTTCATTTTCGTCAACCCCACTATAATCAGGGTAACCTAAAAAGTCTCCACAATCATATTCACAAAATTTTTCATTACCCTTTTTTCTCTTTTTATATTTTAATAAAAACGAATACAATGTACCGTTTACCCAATCATTATAAAAATCAAATTTATACATGTTTAAAGATTTGGCCATACTAAAAGCTATACAATCGGACAACCCTTCCCTAAAATACGCTGTGGATTCTACACCACACCCAGGTGCAAATTGCACCACACCGTTATCCGTAGGACACGGTACCGTAACACAAGGAACCAAAGGTACAGGTGTTCCACCAACAAAATTTATAATAAGATTTAGCGCACCAATTATACCATTGATTGCTCCTATAATAACAGCGTTTATAATAAAAACTATATAGTTTATTATTGATATTATAATACAAAAATATGAGAATATAGGGTTCACATCTGTATCAACTCTGTTGTAAGGAAACGGATTCTTATCACCGACACACCCATCAACATTTTTAATTGCAGTTATATTTCTATTACCAACACTTTTATTTGGTTGATATCTAGGAATGAAACTTGAAATACTATAGATTTTATTCCAATATAAATTTTTGAAACTTGAATCTTTGGTTTTTTCATTAAAATTATAATCAATCTCACTAACAATTTTTGGGTTATTCGGTACCAAATACTTCGCCCTAGTTCTAAGCCTACCTTCACCACCAGTTTCATCCATACCTATTCTAAATCTTACTTTAGACCTAGTTGGGAGTCCAATATTTGGGTCATTTGATGGAATCAAGGTACCATCTTCAGCTGTAACAAAATAATCTAAGTTCATAGGTATTTGATAAGCCCAAGTACCATCTTCATCAATAACTCTACCACCTTGAACTGAAAAATCTTCAATTTCACCATCGAAAGAATATCTAATCATTTCAACAGAACCCTCACTAGTTACTTGTTCACATAATTCACCTAAACCTTTTCTTGGCCTACAGTTTTTACTCACACTATTCTTGTCTTGGTCTCCAAAGATACTTCCGAAAAAAATAGCTGATGGTTGGATTGAATAATTTAAGTCAACATCCACACGGGTGATACCTACTTGACAATTCTCTAAATCACCCCAAAACGGTTGTACGTTTACACCAATATTAGCTGTTTTAATTTGGGGTAATTTATCTATGTTCGTCCCACCCATAAATTTAGTCGGACTATCGAATAATTTCTCTGGTGTGCCCTGTCTAACCAAATCATATGGTCGTTGTGAAACGATACCAATATCTGATATATCAGCATCAACATGAATTGTATATGTCCCAATTGGAACACCAAAAATCATAAAATCACCAGCATAATTTGTTGTTGTTGTAAATTTATAATACTTACAATAAATATTTGTTACTATGTCATTATCAAGGACTCCCCTTTTTGTTGGGAATGTACCTACTGGTGTAAAACAATTATTATTTGTTTCAGATTGATTTGGTAATAAATTATAACGAATCCCTCGATAATCTTTATCTGTGATTAATTCGTAAGGATACAACCCTCTAATTGTTGGGTTTTGTTTATCAACTTCATCAATAGGGATAAATACACTAACCTTGGCGTTTGGGACACCAAATCCGCTATTAACTAGAACCCTACCAACAACAACACCATAATCTGAACAGAATTGTCGATATGCGTCTTCCTGAGAAATATTTAAAGAAAGAATTTCAATAAAATCAAAATCTTGTTCTAAATTAACTTTTAAATATTTGTCATTTCCGTTAGGTGTTGTTCTTATTCTTATTGTATTTGACATTTCTTAAAATTTCTTATTTGTTATATCCTCAACATCCACCATATATAAGTCGTCTTCAGATACTTCATCATCATCGTCTTGCGTCTTTTTTATTTTACCATATAGAGACATCAAAATAGATTTTATATCAATTGATTCACTTAAAACTAACATTTTAAATACTATCCATATTATCGCAACAACAACTATTGGTAAAATAACCAAAAACAATAAGAAAATTATTGTTTTCAATATATAATTACTTATTGTCTTTGTTGACTTGATTTCTGTTTTATTAACAGTTTCGTTTTTACAATCGCAGCTCATATTAAAATTTTTATTAAATATAAGGTTTTAACGGTATAAGGAAACCTTACCCTTTAACTCTAACCTTGATATCCACATTAGGGAATTTGATTTCAAACATACTTATCGGGTCACCGTAAAGTGTGTAGTCAAAAGAAATATCTACTTGTCTAGTTGTCGCATCTAAATATGGTTGAGATATTTCATTTAAACTATAACCATCTCCTACTTTATTGAAGATTCTCACATCGATTACGTTTAAAACACCACCAACATTATTTATTGTTTCAACCAATGGTGATAAATAAACATTTTCACCCATTTGAAATTTATTTATGTTCATATAAGTCTGAACATCAGTAATTATTTGACTTATTATTTGTGACTTAGGGCTTTTCTTATCGATATACACATCAATTTCAAAAGCAAGGTTAATAACCTTTCCGTTTGTGACAAAAACATAGTCATTTAACATTCTATAATCAGATAAATAATTAGCTATATTATCTCTTAGGGTACTAGTTGATGAGTTATCAAGTTTTGTATCAGCATTTAACCCTAAAATATAAATTTGAATCTTATTTTGGTTTTCAAACACCCCACATCTAAAAGGTACACCAAATTCTCCAGGCATCAAACTAATTCTAGCTTGATAATCCTTAATTAATACGCATCTATTTTGTGATGAGAAATTATAACGAACTAAATTCCTAACTTCCTCAACGCTTGGTTCATTTCTACCACCCAAAGCTGGGAAATTATTGTTTACAACCAAAGAAGCTTTAACAGCATTATTTATCGCAACATTTAATCCATTAACCGACATATCTACGGTACCTAAATTTGTTAATACACCAGTACCCAAATTTGTATCAGCACCCCCACCAACTCTATATTTAATAAACATGGATGTATTTGCTGTTGGTGTTTCACCTAGTGACATGTTATTAATAAAATCACCTATTTGATTAACCAATGCTTTATTAGAGCCGAAATCACATAAACTGCTTATGTCTTGACTACCACCACCTAAAATTAATTTGGTAAAACCTAAATCTGTATATTCTCTAATGAATTTTTTAGTTGTTGTTATCCATTTTCCTGGTTTTATACCAGCATTGTCACTAATGGTAAAATTATCTTGGATAAAAACTTGGCTTTCAGCCAAAGCATCCATTTCATACCATCTTATTGATGAATTAATAAAATTATCAGCTGAGGGTATTTGTGTAAAGTTGGTTCCTTCTAAACTAATGATAGAATCAACCGATATAACGTTATTATCTGGTAATATTATTTCTAAAAATGGTTTTATGTCACTTGAAGTAATAACTCTTTTGAATATCTTTGTAAATCCGTTAATAACGATTTCTCTTTTTGTTATTGTATAGTTTAATAGTATACTATTGGCGTTAAAGTTAGGTATAACTAATCTATTTGGTATCCCACCTGTTGTAAATGGGTCACTGAAATCGATATCGTTTGATGTTTCAAAAACTTTTCCAGCACCAGTTACTTGAGAACCAGCTCTTATAATTGGGCAATAAGAAATATCGAAAGTATCACCTAGTGGTGGTATTATTACCGAAAAATCTACGATGCTTACACTTGGTCTTTTTCCTGGGATTTTTAAACCAAATGTTCTAGCCATAGATAATATAGAACTTCTTTCTTGAGCATAATCTATTTGTGTTTCTTGAAACATTCTATCTGTATTGAGTGACAACATATCTCCAACACCAGCATTTAATTCTAAAAGCATCATACCAACAGATGCATCATTATAGTCGTTAAAAATATCTGGATAATATTTCTTAACCATATTTATTAAGTCAGTTCTTATATCTGCGAAATTACGTGACGTGTAGTTTATACCTGTATTTGCCATATTAAATGTTTATTATTACGAAATCTGATGTCGTAAACACATCATCTGTTATTGTATAATCAAGTCTTAAAACCGCAGCATAATCATTTTCCGTTGATTGCTCAACAGATATAACTGTTATATCTAGGTTTGGTAAGTATTTTTTTACTTGAGTAGTTATTTCTTCTTTTATTTTTTCAAATGTGAAACCGTCACTTGGTTCAAAAATAAACCTCATTAAATTTGTACCAAAATCTGGGTTATACAATCTTTGACCTTTAATAGTTAGGATTAAATGCATGAGGTCAGCTTTTATCGCTGATTTATCATCAGCGTTTAAATCGATAAAAAAACCTTGTTTACTATCTTTGAAGGGGTAGTTTATGTTTATAAAACGACCATTAGCCATAGTTTTCTGTTTTAGTTTTGAATATAAAAGTTTTATATTCTTTATTTTTACATAAATATGGTACTAAACTATTTTTGTAAGTAAATACGCAAATAAAAAAGGCCCTATTAGGGCCTTTGAATATTTAACTTATACTATAACGTGGTGTAATCTCAGTTGTGACTACGAAGAACAACCGAAACATTCGAATTGACTATCTATCGATTTTTGTTTTGTTGTTAAATCAATAGCCAAGTGTTTAGACTTCATTTCAACTGGTTGACTTCTCAAATAATATTGACCTGTTTTTAAACCTAATTTCCACCCCAACATATGTGATGTTGTTAATTTACCGACAGTTGGTGTTTGAAAGAAAATATTTAGACTCTGTGATTGGTCGATGAACGGACCTCTTTCAGCAGACATTTCAATAAGAGATTTTTGTGATATTTCCCAAACTGTTTTAAAAATATCTTTTAATTCTTGACTTATTGATGGAATATTTTGAACACTACCATCGTTTTTAATTAATTCATTTAACATCTCTCTATTCCATAACCCCTCGTTTTCCAATTCCCTAACTAAATGTTTGTTTACCATAGCAAATTCACCACCAGTTACTCTTCTAACATATAAATTAGATGTGAACGGTTCAAAAGCTTCGTTTGAACCAATAACACGAGCTGAATTATGACTTACACACCCATTTTCCATGATATAATGATTAACATTAGGAACCTCAATATCCCAAGTAGGTTTTATATCACCCTTAATTATAGTTTTTATTTTCATAACTTATTTATTTTTAAAAATTTAATTATTTTCTCTTTATTTATTTCTTCTGAATCAGATGACCATAACTCAATATATTCAAAGTTATTTGTTATAGCTAATTCTTTTTTAGTTTTGTCTTTTAAGATGCTTTTATCTAAATCTAATCTAAAGTGTTTACCCCATCTATTTTCCCTTAATTTATTAACACCATATTTTTTGATATTTGGATGAAATTTTTCACCATGATATTCGATAATTAAACCTAATGATGGGACTGTAAAATCATAAGAGAACGTTATATTTTTATCAACATCGTGTAACTTATATTCATATGAACCATTAACACCTAAAAATATGTCACTTCGCTTAAAACCATTTTTACGTAAATATTTATATAGTGGTATAAAATAAACTAAAGATTCTTTAGATGCTATACAAAAACTAATATTTCTTCTGTTTAACTCACTAACTTGTAAGTCTTTAGCTAATTTTAAATCCCCGTTTGTCTTTTTAAGGAAAAAATTAATACTCATACAATCTTTTTTTAATGAGCGTTCTTTATATAATATAGTAGCTAATTTTAAATCCCCGTTTGTTTTTTTTATAAAATATTTTAGAGATGAACTATCTTTTCTTTTATTTATATCTTTTAATTTTTCTTTAGCTAATTCAATATCATTATATTTTATTATTAATTTATCTAACGTCACAATAACATTTTTTTTACGTTCTTTTAAAATTTCATTAGCTTTATAAACATCACCATTTGATTTCTTTAAGGCCCATTTTTCACTATTCGAATCTTTAGTTTTTAAATAAGCATCCCACTTTAATTTACCATCTTCCTTACCATATTTTTTCATAAAACTTTCTAACGTATGTTTACTTTTATCACAAAATTCTTTAAATTTTAATAACCCGTTTATCTCTCCATGGTTATAAATAAATGACTCTAAAGTTCTAATACATTTTAACCTATGTATCCTGACTTTTTCAATAGATTCATCGTTACTAAAACCTTTTTTTAACCAATACTCAATTTTGAATGGTGATGGTTTGGTTGGTAAATTTTTCATAATTTTCTTTAGCTATAAATACCAACCAAACCGATAAACCACCAACTATTTTTCAAAAATATTTAATATATCGTCCGTGGTGGTTAAATCACTAACCTCAACCCATATTTCTTTATCATTTCTTTTTACTTTGAATTTATGGTTTGATGTTGCTTCAAAAATAGAACCATCTTCCATTTCAATTTGATATACTGTAGAATATCCATTATATTTTATCTTATTAACTTCTTCATAACCATCAGTTGTTTTTACATTAAATGGTTTTAGGGTTATCCATTGTTGTATGTTAGTACCCTCTAATGATTCCCAATTAATATCATTTTCTTTTAGCATATCTTTAAATGATTTCACACCATTTTCAGTGTGAATCCTAGTGTCAATAACTTGACAACTCGCTGTTGGGGGACAACATGTTGTTAATGAATTTCTAACACCATATTTTAATATATCTTCTCGTAATTCATTCCAATCATACATACCAGATAACTTATCTTCTGTTATCCCCCACATTTCCCACTGGAAGATACCTTGAGATATAGGAGAACCTTCATAACCAGAATATGTTTCACCAGATTCTTTAGCCAAATCACATGACTGTCTTAAAGCATTATAATATATCGTCTCAAAAATATTTCTGTTAAGAGTTCTAGCTTCTTCTGAAACAAATGGAAGTCTTAACATAGCAAACACATCAGCCAAACCTTGAATGCCTATTCCTAAAGCTCTTTGCTCTAACCCACCTTTCCTACCTTCTGGTGTTGAGTAATCGTTAATTTCAATAGCAATATTTAATGACTTTGTTATTGAACGGGTTACCCTACCTAACTCAAAGAAACTATATTTTTTATCTATTACAAATTTTTGAACTGGAATACTAGTAAGAGTACATATCGCAGTAGTTTCATAATCAGTTACTTCCATAATTTCAGCACACAAATTACTAGAATGAATCATACCCATGTTTTTTTGGTTTGATTTACTATTACTGTGGTCCTTAAAACACATGTAAGGCATACCTGTTTCAATTTGTGATTCAATAATTTTTATCCACAAGTCATGTGCTTTTATTTTAACCCCTAAACCCATTTCTACGGCCAAATTATATTCTTTTTCGAACTCAGCACCATAAATCTCGTAAAAAGGCTTTAAACCAGCTGATTTGATGTCGTGAGGGCAAAATAGATACCAATCACCATTCGTTTCTACAGCTTTCATGAAATTATCAGAAATCCAAAGAGCTGAAAATAAATCACGAGCTCTAAGTGTTTCATCACCTGTTTTTTTCCTCATATCTAGGACATCAAAAATATCTTTGTGCCATGGTTCGATGTAGACAGCGGCTGAACCTGGTCTTTTACCTCGTTGGTTCCAAAATCTAAGTGTTTCGTTAACAACCTTAAGATATTTTAAAACGCCACCAGCTTTACCATCTGAATTCCCTACGTTATTTTCTTTTGAACGAATATTAGATACAGCTAATCCAATACCCTCAGCCTTTGATGAAGAAATAGCTATTCTTCCTAAAATATCTAGTAACCCTTCTGTTGAATCATCGGTAACTATGGATAAATTACATGAAGCGATTTGACCTATATTTGTCCCAACATTCATTTTAAGTGGTGTTGCTGGGCTTTCTCTCTGGAAACTCAAATCATTGTATTTTTCAATAAAATCTTCTGGTGTATTTGTCACCATAAGCGCGACCCTAACATACATATGTTGAGGTCTTTCAATTATAACACCATCTTTTAGTTTTAACAAGTAAATATTTTTCAATGAAGACCAACCAAAATAATCAAAATGAAAATCTCTCTTATAATTAATCACTGATTCAATCAATTCAATATTCTCTTTTACCTTATTATAATAAAAATTGTTTAACAACCCAGCGTTGTATAATTTTTTAGTTGCTTTCATGAAAGAATCCTCTGTTTCTTTATGAAGTTTTGAAATTGATATATTCGCAGCTAATTTTGAATAATCTGGATGATTCATCGCCAACGATTCGGAAACCACTGAAATCAAATCATCTAATTCATTCGTTGTCATTTCATCAGCTATACCTTGTGTTACTTTAATGAACACCTCATCCGCATTTACTTTTAACCCTTCGGATTGTTTTTTTATTCTAGTTAAAATTTTATTTGGGTTGAAATCAATTTTACTACCGTTTCTTTTCGTTATTTTCATATTTTATATTTTATTAAATTTCCTCATCGAACGATATCGCACCACTTAAATCAGCTGATTTATATTCTGTTGAACGACCCTCAAAAAAGTTTTGTTTTGTTTTTAAAGCGATTTGATTCATAAAATCAAACGGGTTTTTAGTGTTGAATTCTTTTTCACATTCTAATTGATGTAATAAACCGTCAACAACAAATTCCAGATATTGTTTCATTAATTCTGAATTCATCCCAATAAGTGAAACAGGTAAAGATTCAGTGATGAATTCTTTTTCAATTTCTAAAGCCGATAAAAGAATTTCTCTAATTCTTTCTGATGATGGTTTATGAACAATATGGTTGTTCAATAAATGAATAGCAAAATCACAATGTAAAGCTTCGTCCCTAGAAATAAAGGCATTACTATCACAAAGTCCAGGCATTAAACCTCTTGACTTAAGATAAAAAATACTACAAAAAGACCCAGAGAAAAATATACCCTCAACAGCAGCAAAAGCAACTAGTCTTTCAGCAAAAGATTCAGATTCAATCCATTTCAAGGCCCACTCAGCTTTTTTCTTTACTGGTGCCATAAACTCAATAGCTTTAAAACACTCATTTCTTTCTTTGGTATCTTTGATATATGTGTCAATTAACAATGAGTACATATGACTATGTATGTTTTCCATCATAATTTGGAAACCATAGAAAAATTTTGCTTCAGTATATTGAACTTCTTTTAAAAAATTTTCAGCTAAGTTTTCGTTTACAATTCCATCAGAAGCCGCAAAGAATGCTAAAACGTTTTTAATAAAAAACCTTTCGTTATCAGTTAGCTTATTATTCCAGTGGTCTAAATCTTTAGATAAGTCAATTTCTTTTTCTGTCCACATAGCCTCTTTAACTAGGTCATAATAGGCCCATAAATCTTGGTGTTGAATCGGAAATATAACAAATCTGTCTTCATTTGGTGTTAAAATTGGTTCGTACATTTTTAATTGTTTAATATAATTATTAGAGATTATCAGTTTCTTTAGGAACTTCGGAAATTAAAGTTTCTTTTCTATTTTTCATTGCATCTAGAACCGAATTAACTCTTGCTTGATTTGATTCTTTAATGTCTTGTTTAAATTCACCTCTTGTTCTAGGACCTCTACTTTGACCCATATCTATTTGTATTTTAGCGTTATCAAAAGTTATATCTTCAAAAATAACCCCATCTTTACCAAATCTTGATTTAAGAATTGCCATGGTAGCGGTTCCATCTTCTTTTTGGTCTAACGTTTTTGCTATTGAAACAATAAAGTGGCCAATTTGACCCTTTTTAATAGAACCTCCAATTTGATTGGCTTCAACAACCGCTGCACCTATCGAACTTCTATTACCTTGAATCGCAGTCCAACCAGCCATATCCAGCTCATCCAACATCGATTCAAATTGTCTCATAACACTTCCTTCACCAATGTTTGCATCAGCAAAAGTTTTTGATGGTTGTACACAATCAATATAATCTAATAAAACAATATCTGGTTTAAAACCTTGTGCTATTAGTTTTCTAATATATTGTCGAATCATTGGTATTGTAGTACCATCACTTGGGAATTTTTTAAGCTTAAGAATACCTTTACCTTCTTTAGGTAATGACATTTTTTCTTGACATAACTCGAAAACTTCTGCTTGGTGTTGCGATAAAGAATTCAATTCAATACCACTCCAACAAGCCAAGTGTTTTCGTTGAATAACTTTTGGGTTATCTTCGAAAAATATTTGAAGTACTTTATAACCATCGTTCATAGCTGTGTTAGCTATTTTGGTTATCATCGTGGTTTTACCAGTACCAAAAGGTGCTAAGATAACAGCTAACTCACCTTTAGATAAACCACCATCCATGTATTCATCTAAACCATTAATACCTGTTCTAATTGGGTTTCTAAAATCTTCACGTAACACATCTTTGATATTATCAAAGATATCCATACCCTCGTCTTTTACGTGGCCGTATTCAAGTGCTTTCTTTAAAATAGCTTCACATTCATCATAGTCATTAATATCACCCTTATCAATAATACTTTGGATTTCTTTGATAGATTTTTTTAATTCTTGTTGCTTACAAAATTTCATAGCAATATCTTGAACTTTGAAAGTATCTTGTAAACTAGCTTGACTTATCTTCTCTAATTCTCTAATAGCATACTTTTGTTGCATGTCATTTGACACATCATCAAGAATACGAATTCTAAGACCACCAATGTCTGGAATGATATCATCTTTTTCCTTAGCTTCTTTTATTATAGCGGCAACAACCCTTAAATATGGTTCTTGAAAATAATTTGGGTCTACAATATCAATTATAGAGTTACCAAATTTTGAATCCGATAATATTTGAGCTATCAACCTATATTGATAATCATTCCCAAGGTATTCTAATGTATCTTTATTTATTTTTGCCATTCAATTTTTACCTCGTCATTTTTAAAAAATGTTATTTTAACACTAAAAAAATGGTCGCTTAAGCGACCACATTTGTATAATTTTTTTGACTTAAATAAGCTCTAATTTCGCTCATTATAGAAGGAATAATTTCCTTGATATCCACAGCGTACCTAACCTTTGGTGGAAATAAATTTCCAGAGAAGATTGATTTACCAACCATTTTCTTATCAATTCTTAACTCAAATTGAAAGTTATCAATTTTATCGCCTCCATTTCTTTGTATACGGTCTTCACCCTCAGCATATGGGTTTTAAGTATCCCACACGTAATCTACTGATTTCTTTTTTAAGTGGTTTGGAATGATACCCATTTGTCCGAATTCGTTTATATTTGTCCCACAAATAGAATCCATTAAATGTTTTATTTCAAGTGATTTAGGTGACGCTTCATTAAAGTCTCTTATATGAAAGAATCTTTGACAAATAATGTGATTATTGATATATAAGATAAATTCAAAACGTTGTTCTTCCATTTTCTTAAAATCAAATGATGTTGTTTTTGTTTCCATGTTTGTTTATTTATTTGTTTGTTTAAAAATTAATTTCTCTTGGTAT